CAGGCCAAACCAACGGTGCGGGATCGGGATCGGCGTCCAGCTAAAATACGGGTTGTCATCGACTTCCGTGACCTTGAGGATGCAGCCATCCAGCCGGAATATCTCCAGCAGCTCTGCATACCCGTCACCGTTCAGGTCGTGGTACAGGTACTCGCGCCACAGGTTAACCTCAGCCGTCAGGTCATCGCCGGCGGGTTCCTGCTTGTAGAAGTCATCCTCATCAAAGAAACGCGTTGACCGGCGTTCATCAATGTCTGTCGCATCAAAGCTGGCCTTGGCGTATTCTTCAATCTCTTCCAGCTTGTCGGGGAACTCGGTCTTCAGCTCGCTCTTGGTCAGGCGTTCGATATGGCCACAATACCGGGGACGCTTTAGGCTAATGGACCGGGCCGCCATGCGGAAGTCTTCCGGCGCAATGTTGCGAATATCAGGCCGGGGCTTCTTGACCACACGCTGGAACGTGATCGTGGCCGCTTCCGGGCTGATGGGTTCGATACCAAGGATTTCCACATCCTGTTGTTGGAGCTGTTGTAGTTCTGCGGGTCCACCCTGGATCTGTTCAGGGGCGCCTAGCTGGGCTTCTGACCAATACACCGCGCCCACACCGCGTTTCTGTAGCAGGCCGTCAAAGGCAAAGGCGTCGATAATCTCCCCGCCTTCCATCTCCTCGAAAAACAGGCGGTTCAGGTAGTCGCTGGCATCCTGTGCCATCTGTTCAGTGCCGGGACCCCAAGGCTCCACAATGACCGAATTGCCCCCGGAGGCAAACACGCGCTCAAGGTCAGGGCGCAGCCATTCGATAACCTCAAATACCGTGCGGTCATGGACCTGAGACCGGCCAGGCTGTTCATCACCATAGGCCGCACCGACATAGCGCTCAAAGGCCTTGATCTGGTCATCGTAAATCTGGTCGGATTCATAGCCAACACTGCCCTGTTCCTCACGCCGGAGGATTTCAAGCAGGTCAACATATTCCTCGTGATAGGCGTCATTGGCCATCAGTTAGGTTCCGTCCAATACGCACCAAGCGCGGCAATTGCTTCGGCCTCATCGGCAAACGTCAAAAACACGGTGTCTTGCGAAGCGCCAGCGAACACGCGCTTGGGCAATGCAGGTTCTATGCGGTAGGGTTCCAGCTCGCTTGTGTAAATCTGTGCGGCGATGTTGAGATTATAGGCTGGCAATGGGGCGCCGAACATGGGCTGGCTAGGGATCGTAACGCCGTCCTCGTCTGTGCTTTCGGGAGACATGCCCAAAAACTCATATGCCGGCACGGGACCATCAATAACGCTTAGGTTCCACATAGGATCGCGGCTCCGAGTAGGATGATGACTATGGGGAGGAGAATGAAGCCTAGCTTGGTGTCGGTCATGTCGTCACCGTCTGAAGATTTGCATCGCTTAGGGCAGAGTTGAATATAGCTAGGCGGCGGATGTAGCCCCACAAAAAGATGCCACTAGAGTTATCCACGCCCGCGCGCCACATCGTCGGTGAGGCAGGCAGTGTTGCGGATGCGTCGCCTGACGAAAGCGTTCCATCCAATACCAGCTTAACATTGTTTGCGGCGATACGTGTTGCGCCGGTCGTTACCGTATTAAGCGCAATAGGCCCTGTGATCGTCTCTCCGCTCTGTTGCACGCCACCGGCCACCGATAAGCCACTCAATGCAGCCGCGGATGAAACGCGCATGGCTGCGCGCTCGGTTGCTGTGCCGTTATCTAGTTGAGTAATCCAAGCGTCTGACCCAGTATCCACCACCCTCTCAAACTCAGCCCAGAGGGAGAGAGGGTAACTCACACCAGCGGTATAACTTAAAATGTCTGCGGCTCTTGTTGCGCTGGAGGATGTGGTGGGGATGTAGGAGGAGGGGAAGGCGCCGGCTTCTAGTTGGGCGCCCCAGATGTAGATGCCGGAGGTGCCGTCACCGGTGTAGCTTGTCGTCCCGTCCGCAGTGGCCGCATAAACCTGTACCTGCTCGCCACTTCCTGCGGCGCCAATATCGGCCGTCACCCTAACGCGATACCAGCCGTCTGCAAACGCCTCTACTGAGGCCGTAGTCGATCCGGACACGGTGCCCAAGGCCCCCGTCGCGAGATTGATATACGCGCCCCTCAAACCGCCCGCCTGCGTCGTGAGCACAACCCAAGCCCATGTGCGCTCTGCCGCCTTGACGAAAACCGAATTTGTGTAGGTTGTGCTGTCTACGCCAGTAAATGCCTGAGAAACGTAATGCGTTCCGACGTCAACGCTCTCCACCAGCTTATCTGCGGTGGTCGTGCCGTCCGGAGCGGTCACGGCGTTCGCTGTCACGCTAGCCCGCGTCTTGCTCCAACTCGCATTGTCAAACTCCTGCGACCTCAGCAGCAGGTTCGTCCGCGCACCCTCGATCAACACACCCCGGTCGCCCCGGCGAAGCGCGCCAGACGCAAAGTTCGTCAGCGTGCCGTCTGAGTTCTCGTAGTAGCCTTCAGAGGCCCTTGTGAACGAATACCCCGTCCCATCTGCAACCGTGCCCACATCGGCTCCGGCGTAGAGCATTCGGTTGTTGATGTAGTCGGCGTAGTGGTAGGGCTCGACGCCGCCTAGGTAGGACGTAGCATCGTTCAACAGGTTTCCGGCGACTAACACACCGTCATCGCCTGCTGCGATAAGCCTGCCGGGGATCATCAGTTGCGGCATCAGTTAGACCGGCAGATGACCAGTGAGCCGTCTTCGCTGTCCCGGATGGCTGCAATTTTGTAGCCAGGCGTGATGCGCAGGTGAAACTTCTCACCTGCAATCAGCGGGATCGAATTGCTTGTCGTGGCCGTGGGGTCAGACCCCAGCGTGACCCACATGGCCTTCGTTGCGCAAAGCAGAACCTCATCGCATTCGGTCAACGCAGCCGATTGCGCTGAGGTGCTGCTGACAGCAACCTTCTCAAAAAAGCTATAGCGGCGCGTACCTTCGCGGAAACTCATGGCATACTCCTAGGCAATCGTTCCATATTCAGGGAACATCGGGGCAGAATCACGCACCGGCATTCCATTGCTTTCAAAGTCAACAGCCATCAGGCCGAACGCATCCGCGCCGTGGCTGGACCAGTCATGGTTTGGGCCAAGGCCTACACCCCGGTCCTCATCACGCTTTTCGTGGTAATGCGCCAGCGCTTCACGCCCGGCTGCGGTGCCCTCTTCATCAAACCACATGCGGCTGAAATGCCTCCGGGCTGCTTCGATCCTCATCATGGCCGCGCCCTTGCCCTGATTAGGGATGGTGCGCACGATCCAGTCATAGTCCTTTGTGGCCGCTTCAGCCCAGTGGTCTGCGTATTGCCGTCCAAGCCCATCGGGGCGGGCACCGTCATGCGGCAGGAAATGCATTACAGACCGGCGGCCTTGGCGTTCCATCCATTGCTGTAACCAGCGCACATGATAATCCAGCGATTGGCCGATCGTCTCATAATAGCCAAGCAGGCGGATTTCCTGGTTGACGAATTGGCATAGCCACATCGTGTAAGCGTCTGCCTTGTCTGAGTTTGAGAACGCAAGGTCGTGGTAAACCCGGACAGGCAAAAGCGGATCAAGGGCAACCTTGCCAATACGGTCCTGCCTTTTGGCCAGCGTCAGGGGTTCGGCGTAATAGCTGCCTTCAATGACCGTGGCGAAGGCGCCTTCCCAGATATGGTCATACTGTTCAGGCCGGGCCTTCTGGTCTCGCCGGCGTTCATCGTCCAGCACGTTCGGAAACCACGGGTTATCACGCCAGTTCAGTTCGACGATCTTCATATCGTCTGTGGCGTTCTCGCGGAACCGCTTATGGGTTGAGCTTCGCTTGGTCTCAGGGTTCCAAGTCACCCAGATTTCAGAATTGTGCTCACGTACCGTTGGGATCAACTTGATCCAGGCTTCTTCCGAGACCGGTTCTGCCTCATCTACCCAGCACAGCAGGATCGAAGCCTTAGACTTGATGCTGTCCAGGTTATGGCGAAGACCAGAGAACCTGAAGTCAACCCGGCCGGCTATCCCATCCTTAGTGCGAATGAACTTCTCGCCGATCTCATACCCATCTGTCAGCCAAGGGTCAGACAGGATCGCCGCCTTCACTTCAGCCATAGAGCTTTCATCAAGGCTGTTCATAAACTCGCGGCAGCAGAGAATGATACCGTTGCGTCCGCTCAAGGCAGACTTCAGACCGACAACAGCAGCCATCTTGGCAAAGCTGCGGGTCTTTGCTGATCCGCGCCCGCCATAAGCGCCCCGGTATCGGGCTGCCCCCTGGAACACAGGGACGAGCTTTGGCGGTAACTCAATCTTGTGACGCATCGCCCGCCACAATGTCCACGCCGTCCACTTCCTTCAGCATGGTAAACGTTGCATCGATCTTGCGGGTTTCCGTGTAGTCGTCGCGGAAGCGGGCCTGCATTGTCGTCTTCCAAACCGCCGCGTTAAATTCACGGTTTTCAAGGCCGGCTTCGCCCTTGTCTTCCCAGAATGCCTGTGCGTGAACCTTCGCCCGCGTATAGGCTTCTAGAAAATCCGGGTAATTGGCAGCCCAATTGTCAATAGTTTGACGGCTTACGTCGAAGTGCGCGCACATCTGGGCGACGCTGCGCCCCTTCTTGCCAAGCTCCAGGACTTTCTTGCAGTATTCCGGCTTGTAAGCCGTTGGTCTTCCGGCAGGCATCTGCGCCTCCTTGCCTTAGTCTGTTGGCCCCCAGTGCGCCCACGCAAGCAAGCCACCTATCACAAGAATGACCAAAGCAAAGCCCATGAGTATCCATGTCATTTTTTGGCCTTTAGGGCAAAGAGTTGGCTTTCAACGGTCATTCGGTAAGCGATTAGCTTGTCCATCGAAACCTGGATCTGGTTGAGCTTCTTTCGGTCGAGCGCGAGGGTGCGGTCAATGCGGATAAGCTCTGCTTCAAGCTTATCGCGTTCTGTGGGCAGTTTGGCCACGGGTTACTTACGGACCAGACGCCAACCAAGCAGGGCAGCGCCGCCGCAGATGAGCCAGCCAACAGCGGGCTTGAGGAAGTCAGGCGTGATCGTGCCGTCCATGAAAATCTTGTCCGCCAAAACAAATGCAGCAAGGGCGCCAATGGCTTTGCCTGCGGTGTCAATCATGTCTTTCTGGTCAGGGGTAAGCGCAGCCATGTTGGCCTCCTAGTTTTCGGTGTAAGCGCCAGCGGCGCGGGCGGATTGGTATTCATCCTCGTCGTTTGGGATGGGTTCGACGTGGAATTGCGGGTCATGCGGCTTGTATCCGCTCGACGCCCCGGCCCAGGTTGCAAGTTCCTCAAACAGCGCGTCGTCGCTTTCCTGCGGCTCTTCCACGGTCAGGTGTGAGCCTTCGAGGTAATTGGCCTGAATATGACGGGTCAGGGCGGCCTGTGCACGTTCAACAGCGTGTTCTTCGGCTTCCAGCTCTTCGCCCAGCTCACGGACTTCTTGCTCAAGGGCAACATACCGGGCTTGCCGATCCTGGAAATCCTGGCTGTTCAGGCGGTCTGTGGCAGCAATCAGCGCGCGGCTGAGTTGGTCTAGCTCATTGTCGATCATCGGATTACCCTAAAATTGCGAGAAATCTGGACGCAGCGCCCGACACAAAAACAATCAAAAACAACCACAGAGCCCACAAACCATAAGTAATGTAT